ATCTCGCGATATAGGTCCATGATCTTCGTGGTGTCGCCTCGCATCAGACATGCCACGCGAGAAGCTGTGATCTTGCCACGTCTCGCCGCGAGTTGCTCCGGACTCAGCATTTGTCCGCATCCTCCATTGCCCTGGCGAGATCGCGCGCCAGCTTGGCGCACTCGACCTTGGCTTCGGCCATCATCTTCTCCATGCGCGCCGCGGCCTGCACGATGGCGTCACACAGCGCGATGGCTTTATCAATCTCTTGCTCGGTGAGAGGCATCACAGCAGCACTAACTCTTTCTTGCGGTAGTCGTCCGCAATTTCATCCATCAGTGCTATTTGCTTGTAGGCCTCGCGCTGCGACATTTTCTTTTGCTTTATCCAGCGCGGATAAACTCGCCGTCGCATCTTCGCCTCACGCTCTACGGCTTCCCGTTTCTCGGTGTCGGTGAACATTTCAGATCGCATCCTCCATATGCGCGATGATCTCGGCCTCGACAGTGGCGAGCAGTGGCGCGTGTTCGAGCCGTTCGCAAATCTGGCTGTACAGCCACTCGTGTTGCTGCGGATCGAGCGTCACCCATTTTTGTATGAACACGCCGGTCTTTTCGACCTCGTTGGCAGCGGCGCGGCGATAGCCGGTCAAGGTGATCCCGGTGATGCGCCAGTCCTGACTGTCACGGAAGGTGATCTCGGCCACGCCGTCGACCGGCGCCGAGTGGTAGCCGTCGAGGTCGACGAGCAGCGGCAGCTCGTTAAATTCTAGGTCGAGGGAGGGCATCACGCGGCTCCTGCGGCGAGGTGGTTTGTCGACCGTTTGGCCTTGCGCTTTTCCTGCGCGGCCTTTTTGCGTGCCATCAATTCGGCCAAGGTCTTCGGCATCTTGAAGTCGAATGTGGTGGGCTTCTCGTCCTCAGCGACGAGCACGACTTCAAGTTTTTCCCACAACTGAGTAGCGGCGTTGCGCTGCTCCTTCGTGCGGTTCATGTACTGATCGGGATGCAGACAGAACCGGATCTTGTTGAAGTCGGCTTTTTTCATCAGACCCTTGCGGGCCTTGGTTACCTGCTCATAGAGCGCGAGTTTTTCTTCGTAGTATGGCAGTACTGTCGCCTCTAGGGCCTTCTGGATACCGGCGCGGATACCTTCACGTAAGCGCCGTTCGTAGTCGGCATCGAGCTTGCGCTGATGCTGACGCATGGCCGACGCCAGCTTTTCTTGCGCCGTCTTCGACAGCGTAGCCGGATCGATGATCGGATCGCGTTGTGCCTCGCGCTTGATCTCGACGTGTTCAAGCGACTGATGGATGGCGCGCTCGCACAGGCCCATCTCCTTGCCGATCTCGGCAGCGGACAGACCCGCATCGCTGAGCGTGGCAATCTTCTCCTCGCGCGCCACGGCCTTGGGATGGCGCTCGGCGCGGGGCTTGGTGCTGCCCTTTGGACGACCGGCACCCTTTGGATTACTCTCGGTCTTGGCGGGTTTTAATTGTTCAGTCGTTGAACAATTACTGAGGTCACCGGAAATGGTAGCTTTGCTCACGCTGAGCTGTTTGGCGATCTGTTCCTGCGTGAAACCTTGTATGTAAAGCCGTTCGGCTAGGCGTTTGCGCTCTACTCTTTGCTCATCGGGTGTGAGGTCAGAAAATATTCTGATAGGACAACCGTCAGGTCCGCATTCCATCGCACGATCTCCGCTCAATTGAGAAAAGGAGCCGGGGCTGTTACACCCCGGCAATTTGGTCAATCGCCGTTGTCACCGGGGACGGTTTCACCGTGGATCATGTTGCGGCGTTCCTTGCGGCTGATCTCGTAGCGTCGCAGCACGACGCCGAGCGCCTTGCTGATGGTCGCCAGCTTCTCATTGGCAAGGGCATGGTCTTCATCAACCTTCTTGGCGTACTCGCGGATCATCGTCGCCGCCATGACGTTATCGGCGGCGAGCGAGCCTTCGACGGCCTGTTCGTCGTACACGGCGTGGAGATATGAGACGTAGCGTTTGTCGTCGTAGAGCGTGATGTGAACCTCCTCGACGATATCGTTCAGCGTCCGCCGAAACTGGATGGCGCGCTGTGCGAGCATGTCGTTCTTGGTGGCGGGGAGGGGCGGCGGTGCCGCGAGCGTGCGGCTGTTGGTCTGCGTGCTGGTCATGTGATGGTCTCCTCTGCGGGCGGAGATGCCCGCGAGGAGAACCCTAATTCACGGTCCGTGAATAAGTCAACAGTTTATTTCACGTCGCGTGAATTTATCTTCAGGCGTTTTATCCGCCCTCGGTGTCGACTCAGGTCGACGGTGCCAAGTCGCTCGGTGGCGCGAATTTTCTCAAGCAGGTCGGCTGGGAGGCGGCTGTGGTCGCCGTCGTAAATCCACTCGAACGTAATCCCGTATTCATCCTTGAGCCGATAGAGGGCATCAACGGTGATGCGGCGCCCGTGCTCCGGATCGATATATTGCGACCACTGATTAGTGCCCATCCCCACATTTTTGCAAAGCTCGGCGGCCGAGAGGCCGAGTGCTTCCCGGGTCAACTCTAGCCGATAGGCTATGTTGCGTTGGGTTCTGGGCACAAACCCATTTAGCATCACTTCACAGCCTGTGAAAGCATCATCTTGTGAATGCTTGACATATTCACGCGACGTGAATATCAAATGTCATGCTTACCACCGTCGACGCCATCATCGAAGCTCTAGGCGGCCCAGCCACCACGGCGGCCATTCTTGATGTTGTTCCGTCTGCACTGAGCAACTGGAAGAGGCGCGGCGGCATTCCCCCTACCAACTTCCTTCTTCTGGAGAGGGCGCTCGTTGAGCGAGGCAAGAGCAAGCCGTCGCCTAAGCTTCTCAAATTCCCAGAACCTAAGCCGAAAAAATCAACCTCTAAGGCGCGGGGGCGCAATGCCGTGGCAGCTCGCGACCTGGACTGACGAGCGCAGGGAGTTCGTGCGCGAGCTGTGGGCGCAGGGCTACAGCGCGGGCGAGATCGCCCGACAGTTAAGCCCGCCCGTCACCCGCAACGCGGTGATTGGGCTTTGCTACCGCAACAAGTTTCCCCATGGCCGCAGGAGACATCCGATGCCCTCTCCCCCGCCACTGCCGATGCAGCAATCCCTTCGCGAGGCCGACGCGCCGCCGCGCCCGAAACCCAAGCCGGCGGAACCCACGCCGCCCGCCTTCCTCGCCCTGCCGCTGCACGAACTGTCGGACAGCCAATGCCGCTGGCCGGAGGGCGATGGCCCTTTCGTCTTCTGCGGCCAGCCGGCGGTGCTCGCCTCGCCCTACTGCCCGAACCACAAGGCAAGGGCGAACCACCGATGACCATCGCCCGACAGTACCGTGGCCGACCGCCCATAGACGACCTCCGGCTCGAGGTCATTGACCACGCCGAGGCCGCCAACCGCGAGCATGCCGGCGCGGCGATGCTGGCGGCGTTGGCGCGGGAGCATCCGGAGCGGGTGACGGTGAGCGTGCCGCACGGGACCAAGGCGCCGCGACGGCTCGAGCGGCCAACTGAGAGCGGTCTGAAAACGAACTTCGAACCATGAGGGGGTACCGATGAACAACGTGACCACTACTAACGGCAATGGCAAGAAGACTAGCCAAACCTTGCCGGATACTCGCATCAAGGCGGCCGAACTATTTATCGAGAATTTCCAGCGCCGCGAGGACGAGCTCGATCGCGTCAAGGAGGAGTTGGCCAGATCCGCGAGCAGGAGGCCGAGTTGGAGGCGATGCGGCGCGAGCGGGTGATGCTCGAGAGCCGCGCCACGACCTGTTTGCTGCAGCGCGACCAGGCCAAGGACGCGCAGGTCAGTCTGGCCACGATCATTAATTCGATCCAGCGACTGATCGGCGACCTCGGCGTGCCGACACTGGATGAGCAGGCGAAACTCCGCGCTCTGGCCGAGGAAGTCGAAGCTAGGGAGGGCGAGTGATGTCCTTCATCGACAGCGAGGTCTTTTGCTACGGGCTGTTCCTCTTGCTGCTGATTTGCGTGTTATTCGTGACCGGGCTGACGGCGCTCGCCATGGTCATTTCCCA